ATATATTTTGATAAAACGGTATCGGATATACTCAAAGATATTCTTGAAAAGTGCGGCGGGAATTATAACTTTGATTTTGTGCCGGAAGGATTGAGAATATACAAAATCGGAGATTTGACAGCTTATCCCGAATTTCAGGTGGCGAGTAATGTGAGACAGGGATATTCGATTGATTATAGAGGCAATGTAAGCCATAGCACGTCTATTGAGGATATGTACAACTCTATTAAAATTACATCTGAAAAGGATAATGTGTATAAGGAATTGATGGTTTTGCAGAACCGTGACCTTATTGATAAGTATGGCTTTTTGCAGAAAATTGTTAAGATAGATACCGAAAAAGAAAATGCCGATACAGTTGCAAAACGTGAGCTTAACGAAAATGCAAAGGTGAATGAAACTTTTTCGTTTGAAATAGTAGAGAAATATGACAGCTATACCAGAGCCGGAGAAGTTATATCGGTAGATGGTGTAAAGTATGCAATCGAAAGCACAAGTCACAGTTATAAAGACGGCTGGCATTTTGATAAACTGGAGTTGAGTAAACTTGAATGAACAGTTGATTTAAAGTATGTGTTGTGGTATAATACTCTTCATAACGAGTAAAGTAGGTGTAAACGGTGGAAGAACAAATTAATCAGTCTGTGCGAGTACAGACTGAATTTGAAGAATGGGTAGAAGGCGGATGCAAAAAAGCAGAAGACCTAATTAAAGAATCGGAAAAAGAAGATTAAGAAGATTAAAGCGATTACTTAGGTAGTCGCTTTTATAATTGAAAGAATAGTTTATGACCTGAACTATATGTCAATAAAAATGTAATATTATATAATAACTAACAAGCTTATAATACACTAATATTATAATAAATGATCTGTGTTGACAATATTTGTTTATTTTGCTATAATTGTTATGGATTATGAGAAATAAAATATATTTTCAATGTGTATGAGGTATATAATCAAAGGGGATATAATGAATTTAAAATATAGAAATAATATAATAAGTATTATAAAAACAATTATAAAGTATTTAAAAAAATATGTATTACACATATTTTTTCTTATAGCCTTGTATCTTTCAATTAAGTGGTCAGAAATCCCCTTATTCAAGGTGTTAGATTATAAGATTGTTAATCAAATATTATGTCACAAAAAAGCGGTAGATGCATCTATGCTAAATATTGCAACGGGCTATATAACTGGATATTTTGTATATCTATTGACTGTATTTATTCCTCAACAAAAGAGAAATAAACCAGTCGAAAAAGAAGTGATCAGTAAATTATCTTCATTTTATAAAGATTCTGTTTATCTTTTGTTACTTATGTGTAAGAATTGTTGTACGGAAGAAGAATGGGAAGAAATTCATAATGGTAAGTCGGATATAGAATGTTTTAATGATAAATTTTATAGACAAATAAAAAAGTTGGACATAAATGGTGATGCTGATACAATCTTTTTACATAAAGATACAAAGAATAGAATGAAATGGCATGAATATTTAAACATGAAATGCCAGAATTTTTATGAAAATTTAGAGAGCTTGTTTTTGCAGTATCATACATATTTAGATGATGAAATTATTAATGAGATTATTAAAGTAAAAAATTCTAAATTCATTGATATGTTTGTAGGAAAGGGAAATTCCTTTATGCTTTCTATACAGTCATCCAAAAATCATGTATGGTATTATGAAAATTTGCCGATAGGAATGTGTATTTTACCAGATGAACCATTCAAGATATTTGAAAATAATAAAAATGTTCAAAATATTAACATATTGGTGGATTATATTGATAATTTAAGAGAATTACATACTCTTCTGTCAGAGTATAAAAATAAATACAAATTGGATACATTACGAGAGGATTATTCTATTAGTAAGCTAAGAGGAAATGGGATGGGGCATTATAATACTGCTGTTTAAAAATAATATTTAAAGTTATTATTCATAGGCTAAGCATTTAATGCAAGATTCAGAAAAGAAGATTAAAATATAAAGCGATTACTTAGGTAGTCGCTTTTTTCGTGGAAAGGAAAAATGATATGAGTGGAGTTACAGATTTAGCGAGGCACATAAAAGCAAGAGACAATCCGTCATCATATACACCGATGTTCGGCAGAATTATATCTCTGCCGAAACTTGTAATACAGCTTGGAAACAATATTTTACTTGATGACAGTGATATAAAATCGGTCTTTGATATTTATGAAACACAAGAGAGGGACAATCATACGGAATACAAATATCTTGGAAAAGAAGTGGTTTTGTTGCCGTATGACAACGACAACAAGTTTGTTGTGATAGGAGTAACCGAATAATGAAAAAGACATTTGATTTTGATTTCGGTAACGGTGAATTTGTTATAAAAGACGGCAATCCCGTTATTTTATCGGGCATTAATGCTCTTAAGCTATGGATACAAAAATGTATGCGGACACAGCTTTACATATACTCCATATACAAAGACAAACAATACGGTGCAAATATTGAAGATTTGGTAATAGGAAAATCATATAACTTTGATTTTGCAGAATCGGAACTTCGCAGAGAAATAGAAACAGCACTTTTGCGGAATGAGGATATTTATAGTATGAGCGGTTTTTCTGCGGAGAAAGTCGGAGCGACACTTAAAATATCTTTCACATTGAACACAGCTTACGGAAAAAGTGCGGAGGTATACACCATATGACACTTGATGAAATAATTGAATATATGCTGTCGAGCGTGCCGGAAGAATATGATATTTCGGTCGGCTCGTTTTTTTATGACCTTCTTTATCCGGTGGCAGAACAAATATATCTGTTGCAGAAAAGGATAAGCAGACTGTCAGAAAACACATTTGCCGTGACGGCAGAGGGAGAATACCTTGACCGCAAGACAGCCGAGCAGAATATAGTTCGTAAATCAGCCACTTATTCAAAAGGTACACTGCTAATCAGCGGAAACCGAGGTGAGGTGATTTTGAAAGGTGCAAAGGTTGCGGCGGATAATGTCCTGTTTGAAGTTAATGAAACAGTGAGCATTGCCGAAAACGGTTCTGTTGAAGTCGGTGCGACTTGCACTGTTTCGGGCAGTGCAGGAAATGTGAAAAAAGGAGATATAAATCGATTTCCTATAACACTTCCCGGAATTACAGCCGTTCAGAATATAACGGATTTTACAGGCGGTTATGACGCAGAGAGCGATGCAGACTTATTGGAACGATACCTTGAAAAAGTGTCACGCCCGAATGTCAGCGGAAATAAATATCATTATATTGAATGGGCAAAAGAAGTAAGCGGAGTGGGAGATGTAAAAGTAATACCGCTTTGGAACGGAGCGGGGACAGTAAAAGTAGTAATTGTAGATGCTGATAACCGTCCCGCAGGCAGTGAACTTATTTCAAAAGTGAAAGAGCACATTGAGGAAAACAGACCAATCGGTGCAGAAGTTACAGTGGTCAGTGCATCACCCGTTATGATAAATATATCAGTTAGGCTGACAGCTGATAATACATCAAACATACAGACAACAGTTGAAAATGTATTAAAAGACTATTTGTCGGGAGAGGCAGTAAAAAAGGAATATATATCGTATGCAAAAATCGGTAGCCTTATATTATCAATATCGGGTGTTGAGGATTATACGGATTTAAAGGTCAACAGCGGAACAGAAAATATCAAAATAGCAGACGGAGCGGTACCGGTGCTTGAAAGCGTGGTGTTGAAATGATTGACAGACTTCCGAATTATTATAGAAAATCAAAGACGGTAAAGGACTTTTACAATGTCGTTCAAACAATACTTGATAAAGTTTCGGAAGATATTACTGATGAAGATAAGCGTCTGTTTATTACTGTCACTGACAGTTTTCTGCTGCATGAAAAAGACATAGGACTGTCTGAAATTACGGCAGATAATGAAACTAAGAGGGCGAGAGTAATTGCAAGACTGCAAGGAAATAATCTTCTGACAAAATCGGAACTTGAACAGCTTATTTTAATGTATGACAGGACAGGCTGTACAATAACCGAGGACTATAAAAATTACACAGTGGCTGTTAAATTCAGCGGACGTAAAGGAGTGCCGTATAATTTTGAACAGATAAAATCAGCGGTGGATGAGGTTAAGCCTGCACATCTTCAAGTGAATTATGAGTTTCAAAGCAATACTTGGAGCGAAGTTCAGAAAAAACTCGGGACATGGGGCAATGCAAAAATATTTACATGGGGAGGTGTTAAAGATTATGACGGCAGAACGTGGCTGTATGTAGAAAACAATGAGGTATATTTAAGAGAAAACGGAGCAAACGCATATGTGGTATTTAAAGATAATAAGCCATATGCACATTTTTTATAAGGAGGCATGAAAATGAAATACACATCAAATCATAATTTTAAACTGCCGGCACCGTCCGACACTATTGATGTAGAGGTGCTCAATGAGAATTTTACAACTATCGACGCACTTATTAAAACATTGGAGTCTGCTAAGGCAGATAAAAATTCACCGAGTTTTACGGGCTCACCAACTGCACCGACTGCGTCAAGCAGTACAAATTCTACACAGATTGCTACTACTGCTTTTGTACAGGGACTGATACAAGGCATACAGACGGCATTGTCAGGCAAAGCGGACAAAAATTCACCAAGTTTTACGGGTACACCGAAATCTCCGACTCCGCCGTCATCTGATATTTCAACGAGAATAGCAACAACCGCATTTGTGCAGAACTTGGTGCAAGCAGTGGATAAAAAAATCTCCGAATTGGTATCTTCAACATTGGACAGCACTTATGCTCTGCTGTTGTTTGATAAAGATAATATCAGCACTTGCAGTAATATTGACAGTTTTGGAATTACATACAGTCAGTATCAAAACGGTACATATAAGACTGATATAGTGCAGGTCGGAAATAACGCTCAACTGCCGAATCAATCGAATGCACCCGTATTTTTAGTGTCGTGGGCTGCCGAATCCGGTGACGAAAGTGAAATATATAATGTTCAGGCTGTAATCTATCCGGACGGAACGGTATATGGACGCCATAGATATTTGTGGAGTATCAGCAGCGGCATTGTGAGTAAGCTTTCTTGGAATGATTGGAGTACGGATAACAATTATATTTATTATAATCCTAAAGATCATTTTGTAAAGGAATAGCGTGAGGTGATAAAATATGCCGGAAGATATACGATTGGCAAAAGGCGAAGATTTAGATGCACTTGAGGATATAGTGAATAACCATATCGGCAGTGATGAAACTCACGTTACTGCCGGTGACAAGCAAAATTGGAACGGCAAGGCTGATGTGGTTATGCTTGAAACAGAAGGGTATCTGAAGAAAAAAGTTGTAGGTGCACTGCCGTCAATGTCTGTTGAATTTGGTTTTTCAGATGGTGTTTCAAAATTCAATGCTATAAATAGATGTACTGTATCCGTTGCGGAAGAAAGTGACGGCAACAAGTATCAAAAAATTGTAACCGGTTCAAATGCTGCGAATATGTATGCTTTTGCTTATCTTGACTTTTCAAAATATACGGCTAATGCAAAAGAACTGATAATTGAGTTTGATACGAAAATAAATACCGACCGCTGGTATATAGGACTGTCTGATTTGGCACAGCGTCCGGGAGAATCAAGCAGAGGTTCGTATGACAGTACGGGAGTTGTTTTTTCGCAAGGCACAAAAGACGGAAAGTATTATTACATAAACAGTGACCTGACGTGGAAAGACAACTTTTTTAACTGTTGGGTTCATAGCCGAATAGAAGTCAATTACGAGTCAAAAATGATATCATATTGTATTACAAACAATAATGAATCAGCCAAATTAAGCGGTGAGATTGATTTTTATGATAAGTCCGTAAGTAAGGTTACGGGACTTGAGATTTATTCTTATGTAAATAGCGTTGAAATGGGGATTGACAACATAAGCATAACATCAAAATCGGGAAATGAAAGCGATGACGAAAGAACCGTATATATAGTGGCGGAAGACGGAGATATAGCGGAATATATCTATATAGACGGAAAGCCGTTTTGTGTAGGAAGGAGTGATATATTTAATACAATAAAAGACCTGCTCGAAAGAGTAGAAAAATTAGAAAATAACTGATAAGGGGGTACTGACTATGGAAAGTACGGTTGTTGTGGCGATTTTGTCGCTTGTAGGAACGCTCGGCGGTTCTATTATTGCAGGTATTGTTTCAAACAATAAGACACTGTACAGAATTGAACAGCTTGAACGCAAAGTAGAAAAACACAACAGTGTTGTTGAACGAGTGGCTATTGCAGAAAATACACTTAAATCTCAGCAGCACCAAATTGATGAACTGAAGGGGGATATGTAAAATGATTAACTGGAAAGTACGAATGAGAAATCCTATGTTTTGGGCACAGATATTGCTGTCTGTAATTATGCCGATACTGGCATATCTCGGACTTACAGCCGAGGATTTGAGCTCGTGGTCGGTATTGGGGGAAGTACTTATAAAGGCGGTTTCAAGCCCGTACATTTTGAGCCTTGTAATTGTCAGTGTATATAACGCAATTACAGATCCTACAACAACAGGATTTACAGACAGCAAACGTGCATTGACATACGATACACCTAACAGTGACAAGGAGTAAGAGATGACTGCAATAGATAAATTGATTCAGACCGCTGATAATGAAGTCGGCTATTTGGAAAAGTCAAGTAATTCACAGCTTGATGATAAAACAGCGAATGCCGGTATGAACAATTATACTAAGTATTGGCGTGATATAAAAAATGAATATCAAGGACAGCCGTGGTGTGCAGTATTTGTTACATGGTGTTTCACCAAGACTTTCGGAGTGGATAAGGCACATCAATTATTGAAGCATTATCCGTATGTATATTGCCCGACAATGTCGGGACTTTTTAAATTGTACGCAAATCCGAAAAGGGGCGATATTGTTATATTTAATCATAACGGGGTATTTACGCATACGGGAATTGTAACCGGCGTGGACGGAGATTATTTCACTACTGTTGAGGGGAATACGTCAGCCGGAAGTGCAGTTGTTGCAAACGGCGGCGGTGTCTGCAGAAAAGAATATTATATCAGCAATCTTACGGGGACAAAGTTCTGCAGACCGGATTATGAAACGGCAGAAAGCGAGGAAGAAATTATGAGTAAGGAATATACGGAGTTGAAAGCAGAAATAGCAAAATTACAGGCTGATGTAAATAAACTGAACAGTAAAATGATTTACAATTATGTTGATGACAATATGCCTGAATGGGCAAGACCTACTGTTCAGAAAATGATGGATAAGGGGTTCCTTAAAGGTGATGAAAACGGCTGTCTGGGCTTGACTGATGAACTTCTGAGAGTCTTTGTTATAAATGACAGAGCAGGAGTATATGAAAACAGATGGGACGGTAAAAGTGAATAGTTGAGTTTATGCCCGTTAGAGATTGATTTTCTTAACGGGCATTATTTTTATTATTTGAGAACCGCAATATATAAATAACAGAGGTGATTGCAATGAATGAAGAAAAAAATGTACCTATAACACTCGGAGAAAAATATATGCTTACCATAAGAGAAGCAAGTATATATTTCAATATCGGAGTCAAAAAAATCCGCAGACTGGCGGAAGATAATATCGGAGTATTCTCTATTTACAGCGGCAACAGATATTTAATAATACGTCCTAAATTTGAGGAACATCTCTGCCGAATTTCTACGATATAAATTTATTTTATTTGCCGTAAGTAGTTGACTTTATGAGCTTTTAGAGTGATATATAATGCAAGCTTAATAAAGCTTATAATCAAACTAAAAGTAAAAATTAAAGAATAGAAAGGAAGAAATTTTATGCAGAGAGCAACAGCAGAGAAAAAGGATTTATTAAATCTGTCAGAAACGATTGAATATTTCAACCTCAGTCAAAGAAAGTTTCATTCTCTTATCAGAGAAAAAACGGTTCATGATTTTATCGTTTTCTATGGCAGTCGAAGATTGATTATCAGAACGGCATTTGAGAAGTATATCTTAAAACATCCGGAACTTAGGAGGTGCAGATAATGGGAATCAGAGGAAGAATAAGACGCGATTCAAAACATAGAGTTTTGAGAGCGGGAGAGTCAATGAGAGCAGACGGAAAATATCAGTTTAAGTATCATATAGCAGGCAAACCGCATTTTGTGTACAGTTGGAAACTTGAACCTACGGACAAATTACCTGCAGGAAAGAAACCGTGTCTTTCACTGAGGGAACTTGAAAAGCAGATAGGATACGACTTGGAATCGCAGTTAAATCCGATGAAAAGAAATATAACAGTGAACGAACTTGTAGAGCGATACCTATCCACAAAAACAGGAGCAAAACACAGTACAGTTGCAAACTATAACTTTGTAAAGAATATCTTAAAAAAAGAGGAATTTAGTGAGACGAAAATAGTAAACATAAAAACATCGGATGCAAAACTTTTCCTTATTAAAATGCAGAGTGACGGCAAAGGTTACAGTACAGTCAAGTCGGTACGCGGAGTTCTAAGACCTGCATTTCAGATGGCTGTTGATGATGATATTTTAAATAAGAATCCATTTGAATTTCAACTTGCCGGAGTGGTGGTGAATGATTCACATACACGAACTGCAATAACAAGAGAGCAAATGCGACAGTTTTTGAAATTTGTGCATGATGATAACTGCTATTGTAAGTATTATGAAGTGGTTTATATCTTATTCCATACAGGAATGAGAATATCGGAATTCTGCGGTTTAACACTCAAAGATATTGATTTAAAGAACCGAATTGTAAATATTGACCATCAACTTCAGAGAACATCGGATATGCAATATGTAATTGAATCAACAAAAACCAATGCCGGAACAAGAAAACTTCCGATTACCGAGGAAGTTGCAAGGTGTTTTCAGGCTATTATTGAGGACAGAGAACCGCAACAAAGAGAAAAAATGATTGACGGATATGCCGGATTTTTGTTTTATGATAAAGATAACAATCCGCTTGTAGCAATGCATTGGGAACATCGTTTTAACCATATGGTACAGCGATACAACGATATTTACCGTATACAGATACCGAATATTACGCCACACGTTTGCAGACATACCTATTGCAGCAATATGGCAAAGTCGGGTATGAACCCGAAGACATTGCAGTACCTTATGGGGCATAGCGACATAGGCGTAACACTAAACACTTATACACATCTCGGCCTTGAAGATGCCGAGGACGAACTAAAACGTATGGAGGATTTGAATAATGCAAGAAATGAACTTGATAAAAATTCAAGAAGAAATTTAATAACACAGAAGATGTTCAGAGTTATATGATAATGTTTCACATACGGCACTCAGGCTACGGCTTGAGTGCCTGTTTTTTTTATTGTTAAAAATTTGTATGGGTTGCGAATTGATATGGATGTAGAAAGTGTAGTATAATATTTAGACAGATAAATCAAAATTTGTACGGGAGAAAGGCAAATGAAATTTCAAAAAGCAAGTGAAACTGATTTTCATATTATTCAGAAATTCTATTGGGATGTGATAGATAATATTCATAGGAACAATGTAAATAATGAAAATCTCGGATGGGAAAAAGGTATTTATCCATCTGATAAATTTATTCAAAGTAGCCTTATCAAAGGTGAACTCTATACTTTGACAGAAAAAGATACTTTATATGCCTGTGTTATCTTAAACAGTGAACACAACAAGGGATATGATAACTGTACATGGGGCATCATCTGTGATTCCGGTGAAGTCCTAACTCCCCATGCACTTGCTGTTAACCCAAAGTTACAAAGAAAAGG